CTAGTTCGTTAGTGGCGTGTCTGTCCGCAGCTGGCGTGCGAATGTAAAGACTGACTAAGCATGTAGTACCGAGGATGTAGTAATTTCGGACGGGGGTTCAAATCCCCCCAGCTCCACCAATCATGATTGGACAGTGCCAGGACGGCACTAGCAAAAACAGGAAGTTAGCAGTCTCGGCAGGACACCGACCAGACGGTGAGGAGACAAAAAAGGATACGCAAAAGAGCCGTGGCTCTAAGTGACATGAAAGCCCGCTAACGCGGGCTTTTTTATGGGATTTTAACCATATGAATCAGTTGCAAGAAATCATCCAGATCCTCAGTTCAGGAGATGAAGGAACAACAAACGCTCTGTTAAAAACCAAAGTCCTACTTTTTTCCATTGGGAAGAAAGAATTAGCGGCTTGGGTTAATTATGAGATCAACGGTTATCCTGATTCAGTTAGCCTTCCCGATTACAGAGTTGTAGGCACCAGAATTTTGGCCGACCTCAACAATGGTTACCGCATGTACAATGCTTATCCCTTGCCGATTAGCTACCTTGGCAAGGAGGATTATGCAGATGCCACCACTAGTGAAGTAAAGCTTTCAATTAGTCAAATAGAAGATTTAGTAACAAATGCTGGTGATAGCCATATTCTTCAGCAGCCAATCCCTTTGGATTATGCATTAGTAAAATATTGCAAAGCAATTCAAGGAGAATATGAAATAACTCGTTGCTACAAAGAAATAGCCTTACATAATTTCACATCTATCTTGACTCAAGTTAGGTCGCGACTACTTGATTTCACTCTTGAACTTACCGATCATGTTGCTGAAATTCATGGGGAAAAATCAATGACTGAAAAACTTAAAAACATCGACACTTCGTCATTGTTTCATAACTCAATTTTTGGCGACAACACTGTCATCAACTTCGGAAATGAAAACTCATTCTCCGTTAGCAACAATATTGTGAAGAATGATCTTGATATTTTAAAAAAACGCCTAGTTGACAATGGTTTCCCAATCTCTGATGTCCGTGATTTAGAAATTGCTATTGATACTGATGGCCCTATAGCTTCAAGAAAAGGTGATTATGGTCAATCCGTCAGTAAATGGCTGGCTAATATCGTGAGCAACGCTGCTAATGGGACCCTAGGTATTGGAGTTGCTATTGCAACACAAGTAGCTACTGAAGCTCTAAAAAAGTATTATGATCTCGAGTAATCGACACGGGAGTGTTGATACTCAACGGTTCAAATCGGCTATAAATCATTGCTAATGATTAAGTTATTGATTGCTCGGATATGCTAAACCTTTAAGGTCATAATAGTGTGTTCTAGTGCTTGAACTTTGTCTATCAAAGCGAGAATCGCCTCATGATGTAGTGCGGCTGCTACACCCGACACATCGACACTGAGTACATTTTCAACTGTTGTTCCATTTTTAAGCTTTCGATCACCACTCTCGTAAACTGCAAATGGGAATACACTCTGAACTTCCTGAGCAATAAATCCAATACCAGGCCCCATCCCGTCTTTTCGTTCCCATGTGCAACCGCTCAACAACTTCATTTTTTCTAAAGGATCTGCTATCCGCTCTATGTTTTCTTTAATCCTGAGATCTGAGTTACTGGTCCATGTTCCTGGTGCAATAGCATTGCCTGATGCCAGGAATTCAAAAGCCGAAGTGCCATTGAAATTTATTGCATAACTGTAAATTGCGGTCGCAGGCCCGCGGCGTATACCAGCGAGGACGTATTCATCAATATAGTAATAAGCAGACCATCCCATATACGCACCATTGCTGGATGATGCGGTTCTGTTGTTCATTTCTACTTTATTTTTGGTTGAGCCAGCCACAGCAGCAACAGCAACGCCTGCGCCAGCACCACCTGTAAAACTACCCTCAATCTGGCCATTCCCTTTAAACGAAGGACTGGAAGCCGCAGCAGCCCCCAGATTAGTCAGGGCCGCTGGTTTATCTGTCAGGTCAGCAAGATTCTGACTTTTAGCTAATTTTTCGCTCAAAGAGGTGGTGATACTGTTCCACGCGGGGCCAGTCCAGGAACTACCATCAGGCAACTTGACTGTAACGGCACCTGTACCGCTATAAATGCTTTGCCAGTTTTGCTTATCGTAGTTAAGTCCCCTCAGCGCCTCTGCGCTCTGCGCCACCAGCGCAGCCGTCACAAGGTTCATTGCCACGCGCGGAACGGCATACCATGCCGCGCCAGATTGTGTGGGCCCAGTGTAGTTACTCACCAACGTAAGCGAGGCATTACTGTTTATCGTTTTGATCGGAAGGGTATAAGGAACCCCGCCAACGGTTACGACAATAAAATCTCCCGCTGCAATCTCAGTAGTAAACGCTGTACCTGAGCCTCCGACAGCAGCGGAATTATTGGTGAGGGTTAATGTTCCTGCGGACATAGATGCTCCTTCGAAGCAATAAAAAACCCCACCGAAGTGGGGTCGTTATTTACAGATACATATCTGGTAAAACAGGCACTTTAACTGACGTTAATGTGTTGTTAATCAGCTGGATATCATTCCATCCAATGTATTTACCCCTGATACAACTGACAGCACCACCTGACATTCTCAGCCCGACACTTTTAATGTTGTATCTTCCGTTGTTGAGCGATGAATACAGGCCATATCTGCCAAGCATGATATATCGACCGCCAAGAGGTGTTGGGGTAAATGTAGGCGTCCACATGGAACCGTCAAAAATGAATGGCCGTCTGGTTGTCGAAAAAACGCATTTCCCTGCCGAATTAAAAATGTTAAGCCCCGTTCCCGGTGTGGGTGCCACGCCACTGGCAAAGATAACAATATTTAATGTTGCCGTTGCCGGGGAGTCATCAGCATCAGTGACGTTAAATGCCCTTACAGTGCTGCCATCATAGTCAATGACGACCGACGAATCCCACTTTGCAAAAACCAGATATTTACTTCTGTCGTATCCTGCTATTGCTGGCGTATTCCAGCCGCCAGTGGGTATCGTCACAGTACCTTTCCAGATACAAACCCCGACCTGAGTGGCATCCGTTATGGACAGGAAATCTGTGCTGTTACTGATAAGAAGCCCCGCCGTCCTCTCTCCCGTCGATACCGGAAATATTTGCCAGGCACTGCCTGCAAAAGAATGGTTAACGGAAGATTCATTACTCTTTTTAACTGTTTGCGTGACCGTTGGGCCATTATTTGTCACGGAAGTCAGGACATAAAGATTAGGGACTCCACTGGGAGTTAACGAGTTGATATAGACGGTTTGCTTCGGTAAAAAAATGACATCAGAACCCGTGTAAAAATTGGGTATTGTTTTAGAAAGTGGCTGGTTAACCGCCTCATCAAATTCGACACCAAATGATGGGCATCTCAGATTAGCGGTAATCTCCATCGGCTTACCGCCATCATTCAGATCAATAAGCAGTCCTCTGGGCATATCAAGACCACTCCCCAAGAACGATTCTGCCCCCACCGGACAGGTTTATAGTGACACCATTACTGTCTATCACCGACGCCTTACCCGGTCCGCTGAACCCAAAATTACCGCTTGTGGCATACACCGCACCACGAACAGTGACGTTGTTAAGTTCGGCATTTCCGGATTTTGGTAATTTCCAGCCAGCAGAGCCAGAAACAAAGTTCGTTGACTGAAGTGTGTCGGAGATTTTGCCGAAATTAATACTGGCGTCCTGGATAAAGGCATCACTGATAAATACCTGACCGTTCACGACCGCAAACGGTGAGTATTGGGTATCCCCGCTGCCGCTCATCAGCACGAACTGGTTGGCATTAAACCCGACACGGGTAACAACAGGCTTACCCGCTTCCGCCAGCACAGCAATCGACATCCCGGCGTTGTACATCACCCCGTTAATACGGACGCCTGTCTTAAGCGTGTAGATTGCCGAAGCACCTGAAGCATCCACCACGGCAGTGAGTTTGTCCTCAAGCGCGGCCGTCACTTCTCCGACCTGAGCCTGAACCTGTGATGACAACTCTGCCATTGCCCTGTCAACTTCAGCGACCGTCGTTTTAACAATCATGATATCCGCGCGCACTTCACCATATTGGGCAAACTGGCGCTCAACCGTTCCGTGGTTGGCCAGCGCGTTCTGCATTACCGCCTCAAGGTTTGTATCGATGTCACTCGTGAGGCGATCCCCGTCAGCAGACGTCAGAAAATCATCAGCAATATCGCCCAGGTAATCTGAAGCCTGGTCATTCGCCATTCCACGAATCCAGTCGGTATACCCGGACTCATTACCGGTTTTGTCCACCAGCTGCGCGCGGTACCAGAATTCCTGCCCAGCCTTCAGCCCGAGCTGGATATGCTCAGCGGATGGATACCGGCGGCATCTTTCACCACCACCGCGTTCTGCGCACACATCGTCAGAACCGGGTGCATGCCATGCCTGATCCTGCCGTTCAGCAACAGGGATTCAATCGTGTCCACGGCTGGCCCCATATCTTTAAAACCCTGCCCGAACTCCACCAGCGGCAGTGCCAGACCAATGTTCTCCAGTTCTTTGCGGAACAGGTCTATACGCCAGCGGTCGAAGGCCATTGATGCCAGCAGATCGAAGTCGCTGAGGATTTCGGCTATGTCATTAACCACAAACTCGTAATCAACGGACGATCCCGGTGTCGTCCGAAGAAAGCCCTGCTTAACCCATACGTCGTATGGCACCCGGTCGGTTTTAGCCCGATCAGCCAGCGTTTTTTCAGGCGTCCAGAAGTACGGGAACACATCCCATACGCCTTTACCGTCCTCTCCGGCAATCACCAGCGCTGTAAGGTCATTACGGGCTGACAGGTCAAGACCCGCAAACCATTTACGCGGCGTGTTAATTGCCGGTGCTCTCCCGCTTTCCCATACATTTTTTGAGATGAATGGTGAGATGGTAGACACGCGCTGATTCAGGCAAAGGTTGCGAAAGGTGTTTTCAAAACTCGGCATACGCCCCGCCATTTCGGCTTGACGCTCTAAGTCTTTAAGTGATCGGAAACTGCCCAGCGCCGGGTTCGCCGCTGCCCATCCTTCCCGGTCGCTGACATCAGCGTCTTTCGGGGCCTGGTACACGTGGGAAACGATATGTGGGTCCCCGGAGCGTTCAGCATCGTCAAGCCAGATACTCAGCAGGTCATTATCGTTAGCCGCCTGCGTGCTGATCGCTATCAGCAGCGGAGATTCATGCGCCCCCTGCGCAGTGATAATGGCGTCGATAAAATCGCTTTGCGGCCCGACAACCTGCCCAACCTCATCGAGAATGGCCAGCACCGGCGAAAGACCATGGGTAGTTTTTCCCTCTGCGGCCAGCGCTTTGAACTCCACGTTCATAGGCAAGCCAATCAGCTTTTTACCGCTCGGGATGATGTGAACGATGCCCTGAAGATCAGGGTTCAGGTTAATCATTTTTACCGCGAGGCTGAACACAATCCCCGCCTGCTCCCGGCTCATGGCACCGCTTACGATCTGCGTGTTCTGTTTCGCCTCCGGTCCGACCAGGTGAGCCAGAAGAATTCCCGCAATCAGGCCTGTTTTGCCGTTCTTACGGGCGATACTGAGATAGGCCTTATCAGTCCCAACCAGGTTGTCGTACATCGCCAGGAGAAAGACCTTCTGAAATTCATCAAGCCGCATCGGCTGCCCGATGAGCTTGCCTTCCGGCACGATGCAGTAGCGTTCAATGAACGCGATTACCTTTTCACCACGCGTCATTGATCACCTATCCGTGTTTTGGGAAGGCGATCAGATTGTCATCCTCTCCCGAGTTCTGGTTAACCGTCCCGCGGGCGCTGCGGTCGTTTTCGTTGCGCTTCTTCTGGTCACGGCTTTCACCGTTCGTGGCGTGCGAGTGGATTTGCAGATCGCGGCGCTGGGCCAAAATTGTTCGCTGCAACTCCACAATCTGCTTTCGCAAATCCTTGATGAGTTGCTCATTACGCGTCTCACCGCGCACGCGTTCTTCCTTTCGCAAATCCTTGCGTAATACGGTGATATAGAGCTGATTATTTGCCAGTTCGGCGGCGGCCAGGAGGTCGGCTGGTGTCCAGCTGTCCAGCGCTTTCGATCTGATATTGTCATGCCAGAAAGGTTCGGCTTTTTTCTCCAGACCCGCATGCGCCGGAGGTTTAATGGTGTCCTCTGTTGCATTTTTCATGGCCTGAATCGCCGCCGCCGAACTGTCGGAGCGGGTTCGTTTATCTGCCATTTTTAGCACCTGATAAATCTAAAAAAATCGGGTTAGCGTTAAATTCAAGGGACAGGCGCGGTCATTTTGAGCGAGAGGGGTAGAGATTTACCCTCCCCCCACCGCCCTCACAGCGCCATTGATGAGATTCACTCTCATTTACTTCCAGTGCGAGTTCGGGTCGAGCGAGTAACCGTTGACATCGCAGCCGATGACCGTCCCGCTTTTCTCCATCCTTTGCTTTGTTGAGTCGTGGTGCTGCTTGCACAATGGCTGCCAGTTTTTTTTATCCCAGAACAACATCTGCGCTTTCGCTATAGCTGTCTGATTACAGGACTTGATAGCATCCTTAAGCTTGTGAGGCTCAATGTGGTCAACTACTGTGGCGGCCACCGTTCGACCCTGCTCTTCACACATTCGGCAAAGAGGATGGCTGCACAAGAATGAGCGCCTGGCTTTGTCCCATCTGCTTCCATAAATTCGAGGTTCTTTGCTCATCCTGCTAACCGCCAGGCTTTCCGTCGCTCGGTACGCGGCATACCATCGACTGGCTGCTCCACTGGAGCACCGTCAGCGTGGTCTACGAGTGAGTAACATGGATAGACCACAGAACCTCCGAAGGCATCTCCAACCGCATAGTCGGCAGCCTTGCTCCTGTCCCAGCGTTCGAGTACGCAAGTGAGGTTTTGCTGTGGAACGCTATAGCAGACACCATGAATCAGCCGAGGCAATGTGATGTAGTTGGCTCGCTTCTTATCGGCAAGTATCAGCCGTTCTGCTATTTGCATCTGATATTGAGGTGGGCGACCAGTGCCGAGATAGAAACTAATCAGGCTATCGGGTAAGCGAGTCAGCCATTCAGCTACCAGCGCAGTAAAGCCAGGAACAGGCAAAGCATCATCCTCCAGAACTACCACTCGGCATTCCTGCTGTACTGCCCACTCCAGTGCTCGGCGGTGATTCCAGTTTGCGCCCTGGCCTGTTTCATCAATGAATAGATGTGCTTGTAGCTGGTCAGCCAGGCGCTGAGCATGTTCCATTCGTGAACGATGGGCAATCACCACAAATGCGATGTCTTTATCCATTAAATAAACCTCGCCCCAAATATATTAAGGAGGTAATCTCGCAAAAAAACAGGGGGCATTATGAAAAACTTGATACTTGGTGTGATTGCTAAAATTTCCAAAATGGACGCAGAAGCTAAACAACTTGCGGCCAAAGTAGAAGCTCAGTCGCTACTGATAGGTGCGTTATTACTGACCATTGGCAAGAACGGTGGTATGAATGAAATGCTTGAGAATGTCAGGAAAGCGATTAACGCAGCACTTGATGCAGCTGACACACCACTTAAATCAGACGCTGAAATTTTATTGAATGAATTCAACGAACTTATTTTATTAACACAGTTACTTGAGACCAACGATTCAGAGATCGATATTGAATCGTTAAAGGAAATCCCAGGCGAAGCGGCAACTGACTAAGCCCACCACTCAAAGCTGGAGTTAATCCTCCAGCTTTTATTTATGCTTCCACCATGCCGACTCTTTACCGATACCATCCGTTTTGAAAACGGTATGAACCAGAGGACCGGTGACCAGCATGTTTGCAAAAGACTGTGCGACAATACCGAAAGCCATCATGTCGCCTACCGCAGCAGCAGCCTGTTCTTTCTTCCAGAAACGATAGCTCTCGATCCGGTAGTAAAGACGGATGATGCCGTGAGCAAATGCCATGACATCAGCGCGTGTACCACCCAGCAGACCAGCATTAAGCATCACATTATTTCGATGGACTTCGAGGAACTCCTGGTAAATACGCTCAGGGTGATTCTGCTTAGCCCATACGTCAGCGTAGGTCTTCGGCTCTGAACCGACATAAACCTTACCGGGTTCCATCTCATCCCAAGGCGCGCGAAGCATTTCGACGTCCGTACCGTCGGTACACCAGACGAATCGATACTCAGGATGATCGCGCAGGTGCTGCCAGATATGCAGCCAGCGCCGGAAGTAGACATTCATCTTCACGTCAGGAACACGGCACAGTTCTACGTCTGCCGGAGCAGTCTGCAATTCATCCACCAGCGCGATACGTACACACTGCCGAAGCGATGCCGCCCACTTGCTCAGCATGTCAGGCGAGGCCGTCATTTTCGTGCCGCGCTGCGGATCAAGCTGGCTGGTGAGCAACGTTGTGATTACCACGTCGCGCTGCTGCCGGTATTCGACGTAACCAGTAAAGCCGGTATCACGCCGTTCGTTATGGATCTTCACGTTACGTTCCACCAGCGCAACACGGTCAGGTTTCGATACTGAACGCTCTACGGCTTCATGTTCATCGAGAGAATGAATCAGCTTTTCTGAACCGACCACATCACCGTAAGCCCACGTTGTCAGGCCAGCGTTATGAATACGCAGGGCAAGGTCGCTGTGTTCGTACATGCCGCGACCGTAAACCGGATCGAATCCGCCAACCTTCTCGATAGCGGTCCGGTGGTAATAGAGCATCACACCGCGCTGCCCGGTATACGCGACATGCAGATCGTCACGGTAAATCACCGCGAGGTCATTCAGCTTGTTGCGTCCTGCTAGATCGAGAAACTGATAAGCCAGATGTGGCTCAGGTGATTCGATGTAAGGGAGGTGCCAGTTATCGTCAATCGGCCATGCATCATCATCCCACAGGAAAAGATGTTCACACCCTGCATCCATCAGTGCGCGTAAGCTGGCATTCTTCGAGGCAACAATGCCGAGTGATGTTTCATTGCGAAGCAATTGCACTCCGTCAGGAGCAACAGCAGCAGGTTTTGAACCATCATCATTAACAACCACCAGCGCGCCAGAGGGAAGATGTTTAATGTGCTGTTCAATAGCTCGCTTTAAAACTTCTGGGCGATTGTGCGTCGTGATAGCTATACCAATCAGAGAATGATTAACATTGGATGGTAAAAATTCCACGCCATCAATGATGACTTTCATTAGATTCCCCGCTTATCATCTCGATATGGATTACTCACATTTTCAGAGCGAGGCCGTATGCAAGTAAAAATGGACTTCACCCCTGCAGAAAAAGAGTTGAGAGCGTGCAAAAGATGCTTAGACCGAATGGTTTCGGCTGAGAGCTATGAGGAATACGAAGAGAGTTGGAGCGATTTTCTTAATCGATTAGAAAAGATTTTCGAGAAGCTCGACAAGGCATGCTTCCCAATTAGAAGTAAATTTATCTCACTAATCTCCAAAGAGAACATGCTTAGAGGCTCTGACCCGCTTTTGCAATACTTAAAACAAGCAAGAAATGCCGATACCCATACAATACAAGAGATAGCCCAGAGAGTACCTGGTTCCTATGCCGTTGGGTTTGATACGACTCATGATGGGAAAGGTACCTACATTGAAAGTCTGAAAATAGTAAATGGCAGCGTTACTGAATATAAAGGTAGTCATCCTTTAGTGATCACATTTACTCCTGAATCAGTTGAAGTAAAAGAGGTAGTAAATCGACAGCAAAGATATGCCCCACCTACTACTCATCTGGGTAAACCACTTGATACACTTCATCCAACGGATCTAGCTAAGTTGGGTATTGAGTTTTATCAGCAGTTATTTGATAAAGTTAAAGCTGCTTTTCAGTGAAAAATGAACCATATCTATCCCCTTACGCGGATATTTTAATTTTATCCTCGCAAGGGGATAACCATTAGCAAGCCCACCAGCAGATGAGCTTTGTAATGGCTACTGGCGATCAATGTGTTCGTAATGAGAAACTGTTTTCCCGTTTTGGTTCAACACATTTGTTTATGCCCCACTCGAAACCTCCGTAAGCTGACACTAATTTGAGATAAGGGTAAAAACCTCGAAAATTGAGAGGGCGGAGTTGGCCTGTTCAATTGATCTAGATCAATCATTCACCAACCTAATATCTCAAAAGAAGCTTTATGGGTTGATAACCAAACCGAATGTTCCCATGTATAGTGTTCCGCAAAGGTGCGGTAAAAAGAGGTTGAGAATGAGTAAGGAAGAGAAACAAAAGTTCTTGATTGAACAAACTTGTATTTTACTTGCTGGTCGCATTGCCAATGCCAATACTGACTACACAGCAAAAAATTACATTGAGAAGTATTTTGAAGAAACGTTTAAAGCCCTCTCTGCAGAGCTAAAGAAAAGTTATATCTCAACTGCTCTTTAATATTTCTTCATTTTCTACGGCACCTATTGGTGCCGTATTTTATTCTAGACACTGCGTGCTGATGTACTTTTGCAGTATTCTTAATGCTGTTTGGTCTCTGATGATTCCGGATCGGATACTGAGAACGTTTCGTCCAGCAACATCAGAGAGTTCGACGGTTTCATCATTGCCCACGCTGGAGGTGCTGGCGGTTTTGGTTGTGGCTGGCGCTGGACACTTGCCTTTGACGAGCACCCGACCACCATTATCAAGCTTGCGCTGCAAAGCATCATTTTTAGCTTTTGCATCAGCCAGTTCCTTCGTGTATTTGGCATCCAGAGCAGCAACATCTCGCTGCCGAGTTGTCATATCAGTGATGGTGGCGTTAGCCAGGATGAGTTTCTCAGTGGCTTTATCGCGCTGGTCTTTG